TGTTTGAGATACCGGACATATTAACATTAGATAATGCTCCAGCACTATCTGCACCTCTGTCGTCATAGTCAGCTAATTTTATCCAAGCTCCTCCATGAGCGTAGTAAGCTTTTCCTTCACCATGCACATGCGCAAACATGCCGTGATAACTACCTGCACTTGGTAAGGCTCCAATGGAATCGTAGTTGTTTGAATATAATATTTTATTCGTTCCAAAGTCAATATCTGAATCACCGGCAAAAGCATTTAAATGTGTATCTGCAATGTCATCATAGTCAGCAAGCTTTATCCAAGCACCGCCGTGTGCATAGTACGCTTTTCCTTCACCGTGTACGTGAGCAAACATACCATGATAATCACCTGCACTTGGTAATGCACCGAGAGAATCATAGTTATTTGAATATAGTATTTTATGTGTTCCGAAATTTATGTCAGAATCACCTGCTATTTGATTTAAGTTTGTTGAAATAACTTGTGCGTTATCTAATGCTTGTGCAATAGACGTAACCGCTGCTGAATCTAGGTCAGCATTTTGTAATGTGGTAAAGTTGGCATCGAGCTCGACGTGGGTCAATGCCGTCCCTTTAGTATTTCTTAATGTGATTGCCATTTTTTTACCTCTAATTAAGTTCTACGTAATCTGAATCGACATAACCAATTGCCATATAGCGCGGATTTCCAGCAGCTGAATCATAGAACCAGATTGCTTGATCGAACCTTTCTATATCGTTACTCATTCTCACACCATGCTGATCAGTAGAAGGTCCTGCTTCTCCGTTTGAGTAGAATGGTGCAAAGTCTTTCGCCGAATCATCAAATGTCGGCGAGTTAATATTCATTGTATCTTCTATTTTACCATAAGATGCAGCAAAGACGTCAGCTCTCATATTGGCATAATCACCAACTCTTGCTTCAAGATCAATACGTTCTACCACTGTATCTGAATCTCCATCGTCTGGAAGAATACCGAGTGTTTCTACTAATCCATTTGGTATTGTAAAATTAGCTACACCCTCAACAAATAGTGGAGGCGGAGCCTCATCAATATTAAGTGGCATTACTAGAAATTGTGAATTAGTCGACGTTAATTCTAAAACAACTTCTCCACCTAAGAAAAATCCGGCTGGATGCACAAACTTTTTATATAGTTCTCTCCATGTACTTAATGGAATAGATGATTTAATAAGAACAGAAAATATTTGATATAAAGCACCGTTTTGAATATAACGAAGCGATTCTGTTCCTATTTTTGATTCGCTTACAATAAAAAGATTATTCTTTGGATATTCTATTTCAACATCTAATCCATAAAATGCTCTAAAAAATCCTTCTGCAGAATACTTTGTGCCTTTAACCCTATAAAAATTTGCAAAGTTACGAAGTACTTCGCGAGGCTCACCAAAATATGTTGAGTTAGCGCCATCTGCAATTGATGCAAATATTTGCTCAATATATTTTAAGTCAGTGGATTCTAAATCATATAAACTATATAAATCTTGTATGGCATCGATAGTGCCATCAGAATCCATATAATCATAATAACCTTCTAGAAAGGTAATCAGGTTCGGATAGGCAGATGCATAATATTGAGGCAGTACCTCTTTAATACTATATGACCGTAAATTTAAATTCGTTCTATTATAGTCTGGCACGTGAGACATTTTAATATCCGGATGAAGGTATGCTTGGAGATCTTACATATGTATTAGCTGCACCAGTTGAAGATGAAGTTACACCGCTTGCGCCGCCAAGAGTAATTTCTGTTCGTTGTCTATCTACTACACTTGTAGCGAATGATGTATCTTCGTCTAAATCTAAAATATAACTTCGTAATGGTCTAACTGTAGATTCATTAGCCGGAGTACATGTTAACTTAATATAATTCGTACCAGCAGTAATAGCTGTTGGTGCAAATCCAGTTAAATTAACCGTACCAGTTAATGGTTCATACGATCCAATATTATCGATTTCAACACTGCCTAAAGAGTTAACAATCTGCAGTTTAGTATTGCTTAAAGCATTTCTAATAAAACAAACTTTATCATTAAAGACAAATGTAGACGATGTAACAATATACTCTGTAGGACTAGATGCTAATTCTACTGGAAAGTATACTTTATAAGATGTTGATTGTAATAAATTTGGAACAAATCGCTGTTGTAATTTTACTGATGCACGAGAGTTAAGAACAGCATCATTAATATCATCGATATCTCCTAACATCTCAGATCTTCTAAATATTCCACCAAATTTTTTCAAATTATTATTAACGTATGATTGCATTTGTGAGAAAACAGTTGATTCTGTTGATTTGACAGTTTGTCCAGTTAAATTTGGATCAAAGTTAAATGTTACAATAACTTCAAGAAATGTTGTTTGTGGATCTTCGAATACCGTATCAATAGAAAGAATAGAAAGATTATTTGATATATCTTGTACGATTGAGTTTTTAACCGTCGTCTTCTGTGCTTCGGTCGTACCATCTTCAAATACGAGAGATGCATATACTTTACCAAAATCTGCTGGTACGTTATCTTCACCGCCCCATGCAATCGCATCTGTAACCGTAGGATAATTTCTTTGTATTACTGCACGATAGTCATCAGCTGTTACAAGTCTTTGTTGTGCAGCAAAAGCAATGGGTGCGTTTTGTCGAATAGATTCTATTGATTGTCTTGCACCTCCAACTCCAGAAGGAGATATAGTCGTACAAGTTAAATCATAATTTCCTACACTTGGAACTGTTACTTGAGCCGTTGGAGTAAACGTAGAAGCGTTATTAGCTGCAGCTCCAACACAAGAAAGATATGTAACTATAATTTTATTACCAACAGATGGTGATGCACCAAATGAGATTCCGTCACCAAAGTTTAGCTCATAATAACCATTAGGTGCTTCTGAGATTTGATAATAGCGTGACTGAGAATTAACATTAGTAGCACTAGTAATTGGAGTATATGAAATAAATGACGAACTTGAAGGAGTTTCGTACACATAAACTGCAGCCGTATTAGTGTCTATGGTATCATCTTGCATAACATATAATTGACGTTCGCCTACATCACCGACCAAGAATGTTTTTTGTTTTTGCGTTCCTTCGAAAAGTTGTATAGTGCTTTTACCAGTTTCGTTTAAAAATTGATAAAATCCTTCACCGCTATCTGTAGCTGTATAATCTTCTAACGTTTGAAAAGTGTATGTTACGTCATCGGCATCTGCGGTAAATGTAGTTCCGGCCGGAAGTACAATAGAACTAGGTCGACCAATAACACCAGCAAGATTCATAGTTAATTGTACTTCAGCTCTTGATGCCGTACGAGATCTTGGTACATAACCTAATGTTGCGGCATGAGATACCACTGAACTACGCAATTGTGCAGTTGTAAGAAACGATTCATTCAAAGCAAAGTTAGCAGTCAATGCATTATAATGTGTGTTATATGCAAGTACGTCTAAGATATTAGAAAGACCAGACGCTTCGAAGTTATAATCTTCAAACTCGGGTTGCTTTGCGAGATACGTTTTTAAAGAATTTTTGATATTATCAAAATCTAATTTAGTATTCTGTACTGTCGTTGCCATTTATCTTAGCCTCGATAAAGATGTTGTTACAGTAACAAGCTCGCCGACATTTGCTATACCAAATCGAACTGTTACGTCTATTGAGTTATTGTCTGGATTATCAGATACGGATATTTTATCTAATATTGCTCTTGGTTCGTAATTAGCAATTGATGCGGCTACTGATTGTTCTATTTCAAAAATAGTTCCATCATCCATAGTTTCGAATAATGCATCGCCCAGTCCGCCGCCAAACATTGGTTTAAATGGTTTTTCTGTAAATCCAGTCGTTAATATATTTTTTACTGCTTGTTTTACTGCAGCAGCATCAGTCTTCTTAAATATGTCTCCATTAGTCTTTGCTTCAAAAGAAAGATCTATATCTACATAATTTTTACTTCGAGAAGTTACAACACTAGATGTTGATAAATTTCCGTCTTCTACTGCAAAGGCTCTTGTGGCTGGCATAACTTATTCCAAATAATTTGTACTATTTATAATGTTTAAGCGAGGATTTCTATAAGTTCACCAGTAGTTTGTATATGACCATTATATCGAGTTTCAAGACTTTTACTAAAACTACCGGTAAAATTAGAACTAATTGTAGGCATTTGTAATACTACATGACATTCAAGAGAACCATCAGGATTATACGTATCATAATCTAATATAATCTTATCATATAATATACTATCTTTCCAATAAACGGCTAAATCAAACATTGCAATATGATCTGGTTGACCACTAGAATTTAACAATTGATAAACTACGACTAAACCTTTTGTGGCCAAATCATTTAAACCACCAGACTTAAGATTTTCTTCAGGACCTTTTTTATATAGTCCCTCTATTACAATTAATCTTTTATCTTGAAATCTTCCTGAATCAGTGTTTACTGTATTCATAGCCATAGCATGTAGATATAATTGCCTTGCAATTTGAAATCTTTCTGCATCATCAGTAATATGATTCATATTTGTTTTTTCACCGACTCCGCCTAAAAACTTTCCTATTGAAACTCCGTTTGCAAGTTTAGTACCAGAGTGAATAAACGTTGCATTATTAGGATTATAAATTGGATCTGGAGCAATAGTTTTAATTCCAGGATTTGGCTTATAATATGAGTTATAAAAATTAAAATCGTTCACTGTATATTACCTCCTGGGCCATTTGGTCCTATGACAGTATAACCTTCAGTCACAGTTGGTTCGTCTGATGCAGTTCTTCCAACTTTCGCTGGGGGTTTTTTAACAAGAGATTCTGGATTTAATTTCTTTTCTGCTACACATTTTGCAGTAAAATCGTCATTAGCTCTGTTATTATCATCTCTTAGTTTAGATCTACATTCTCCAATTGTCAATGGTCTATCGCTTATTCCACCTGACAAAGTAGTTTGATTAATTAATCTTTTTAATTCATTTTCTGGATCTACTTGTACATCTCGTATACCGTATTCAGACGCCAGATATATATCTGCAAAGGCTGTATTAGGTAAACAAGTAGAAGTTGTATCATCTGGTAATGCATTACTAGGATTATTAGCACCTAATGAATGACCTGGGCTACTAGAAATAGATGGTGCGGCATTAGCAGACATCGCACCTGCAGCAACTCCTTGCAAATTTCCTGTAAATGTTGGAGAAGTTATATTATTCGTAGCAACAATATCTGATGCCCTTATTGTATGGACATTAACTGTACCTGATCCGTTTGCACCATCACCAACAAAAATTGTATGACCAGCGTAAATGTTATGAGCATACATAATTGTTTCTTCACTGCCGATTGTTCCTTCCTCGCCAACAACCGTCAACTTATTTCCAAAAATATTTGTATCAGGTGAGGTTAGATTCTGTCTAACTTCTGAAGTTATTTGTTGTGCGCCTGATGAAAAGATTCCAATATCGCCTTCGACTGATTGTTCAAAGTTACCTTTGACCGCATGTGTATAACCACCAAGAGTTAGATCTGTTTTTGATTCTACAACTGTATTATATTGGTGGCCTTTGACGACTAAGTTATCCTGAAGTGCAATGTTACCCTTACGCGCTCCATCTATCTCTGAGATATGATCACCAGTAATAATTTGTAGTTT